GACTCAGGGTCTAATTATAAAGACCAGGTCGAAGCAATGACAAAATACTTTGCAAATGTGGCTGTAGTATTTAAAGATAAATTGCCTAAAAAATGGCTGAGTCGTAAAGTGATTGATGGTGATAAACACGACCTGAGATTTAAAGATCCCCGGGGCGTGATTGTTGGACTAGTTGCTAAGGGCCTGGGGCGTAAAGATCTCAATAATAGCTTTATTAAGGTGGGGGCATAATGGACCATTTTACAGCTTTTATATTACGTACAATTTTATTCTTTCCGGGGTTCGTGGGCCTGCTGTTATTGCTGCTGGTGTTACTTTAGAACGGTTCTAATATACCCCACAACCTGAAGTTGTGGGGATAACTTTAATTATTATTAAAAATAATTAAAAGATTGTTTGACATATGTTTAATGTCCCATTAAAAAGGGAGAATAAATAAACTAAAAAAGGTAAAAAAATGTTAAATGCACACAAAAAAACAACGGCACAATATCAAAAAAATATGGCATCAGCTGCGAAGACTGACGATCTATTTAGAAAGCTTAACACTGAAAATCAGTGGTTTGCTTTTGATTATATTATGGATCATTTAAACGAGGATCAAAAAATCAAAATTAGAAAATATATTAGAGATCTAATCAAGGAACAGAAGGGGGCGAAATAATGAGAACTAAATATATAAATAACTTTAAAATGAATGACGATACCTACAAGCTAAGAAGACAAGTAATTAATATATTATACGAAGCTAAAAGAATGGGGATTAAATTGCCCCGTATAAATGTTCGTATCGGTTCACCAGCTGCAGGCCATGAAAACACTCTAGGCGTTGGGGGATCTCTAAATATATGGATTACTAAAAAAGCAATTGATGGCAGTTACAATTATTTATTGCATGTAGTTCTACATGAATTATGTCATGCAGTATTTAATACGGACCATAATGAAAAATGCAAGCTGATGTCTTCAACGATCGGAACACCTTGCGAGGTCCAGGAAGCGTGGGGCATATTTAAAAAATATGCCTTCGATAATTTAGCTGACACGACTAAAAAAATAACAGTAGCTGAGCGAAATAGATTAAAAAAAGCTTTCTTAAGCTACTTAAAGTAAACAAGTTTACCTAGATGCCTGGCCCTAACGGGCCGGGCGTTAGAGGTACCAACCAAAATCCAAAAATAGAAATTTTCTTTTTATTATTTTTTTATGGTTTTTTTTTCTGACTATAGCAACTTTACCTTTACTTGCTATGAAACATAGAAGTAGTAAGGTACCAAATGAAACGCTTTTTTAAGGGGACCCCACCCCCTTATTTATAAGGGCACCCCCGGGGGTATATTTTATTTTTTTAAAGGGCCCCTTATGGGGTATATTTTTTGGGGACCCGGGTATATATTAAATACGGATGACAGATACAGATTTATTGACCACCGATCAGCTTCGAGTGAGGCTCGAAAAAGTATGGTTAAAACATATAAAATTATGTCAGGACAACTTTTTATATTTTGTTAAAACAGTTTGGCCAGATTTCATTTGCCGTACAGCTAGGGATCCTGATGAATGGGGACACCACCAACATATTGCACACGAGTTTACAAACATAGCAAAAAATAAAAAAGGAAGGCTTATTGTTAATATGCCACCTAGACATACTAAATCTGAATTTGCATCAATATATTTTCCTGCATGGATGATTGGAAAAAATCCTAAAATGAAACTAATGCAGGTATCACACAACGCAGAACTTTCTGGAAGATTCGGTGCTAAGGTTAGAAATTTAATTAACAGTCCAGAGTATAAACAGATCTTTGGAGATGTTAGACTTAGAGAAGACAGTAAAGCAAAAGGCAGGTGGGAGACTAACCATGGCGGTGAGTACTTTGCAGCGGGAGTTGGCGGATCTATCACAGGTCGAGGGGCCGATTTGCTTATCATAGATGATCCACACACGGAACAAGATTCATTATCTGATTCTGCAATGGAGCGAACATTCGATTGGTATCTATCAGGACCCAGACAACGTTTACAACCAGGAGGCTCGATTGTTTTAGTAATGACAAGATGGGCTGAAGACGATCTTACTGGAAGACTAATCAAATCAGAAGAAGAACCTAAAGCAGATAAGTGGGAAAAAATTTCTTTCCCTGCATTATTGAATGAAGAAGATGAGATACCCACACCCGTGTGGCCTGAGTATTGGAGTCTAGAAGAATTAGAAAAGGTTAAAGCGTCTTTAAATATCCGAAACTGGTCAGCTCAGTATATGCAAAACCCTACATCGGAAGAAGGAGCAATATTAAAAAGAGAATGGTGGCAGCCCTGGACCGAGGATCTTCCTGCTTTAAAACATGTTATACAATCTTATGATACTGCATTCAGTAAAAAAGAGACAGCCGATTATTCTGCCATTACTACTTGGGGAATCTTCACGCCTCACGATGGCGCACCTGATGCAATTATATTAATTGATGCCATTAAAGGTAAATATGATTTTCCAGAATTAAAAATGGTAGCACTAGACCAGTATAAGTATTGGCAACCAGAGACCGTGATCATTGAAGCAAAAGCCAGTGGTCAAAGTTTATTACAAGAATTTCGTAGAATGGGTATTCCTGTTATGGATTACACTCCAGGACGGGGCCAGGACAAACACTCACGGGTCAACGCCACTGCACCTATATTCGAATCTAAACAAGTTTGGTATCCAAGAGATGAACATTGGGCTCACGAAGTGATTGAAGAATGTGCAGCTTTTCCTCATGGAGCTCATGACGATTATGTGGACAGCACTACCCAAGCTATGATAAGATACCGGCAAGGTTCTTTTATAACTACTTATTCTGACGAGGATGAAGTCGAAAGTTATAAGGAGCGTAAATATATATATTACTAACAAAGGAAAAAATCATGGGACTAAGAAATAAATTAAAGAAAGCCGCTATGACTGGGGCTGCACTTTTTGGTGCGTCTAAGTTAATGGGGAAAAAAGAAACAAGTCGTTTCTCAAGTAAGAATATTAAAAACCTAAAAGATGTTAAGGGTGGTGGAGCAGACCTAGGTAAATCAACTAAGAGACCTTCTAACCTAACTAAAGACATGGGTGCTAGCAGAAAAGTTGGTGATGTTAAAACAGTTAAGCCTAGAAAAAATCCAAAATCTATCTACGTTCAAGACGATGGTTCAATTCAAAAAGGTGATAAACTTTATAAAGATAAAATCACTTACAAGAATAGAGATAAATCTACTACTACTCCTGAAAAAAAGAAAACTAATATTTTTGGTGGTAAAACTAAGGAACAAAGAGCAGCTGATAAAGAAGCAAGAAAAGCTAGAATTAAAAAGTTCCAAGAAGATAAAAAAAATAAGAGTGGTAGTAAAGCTTATTTAGGTGTATCTAAAAATTCCAAAGGTTCAATGATGAAGCTTTACAAAGGTGGCATGGCAGTTTCTGGCAGAGGCCAAGGAATTGTTCTTGCAGGAAAGAATAAAAAGACTATTATTTGTTAATGGCTGAAATCGAGAAAGCAATTGGTGTGGAGGAAGAAACCCTTTCTCCAGATGACGGAGAGGAATTAGATATCCAAGTAGAAGGTTCTGAAGACGAAGAATTTTCTATGGAAGATGCTATCTCTGTTGAGCAAGAGTTTAATAAAAACCTTGCGGAAGATATGCCTGATGATGTTCTTCAGAGAATATCTAACCAGTTGCTTGACGATTATAAAAAAGATAGAGTCTCAAGAAAAGATTGGGAATCTGCTTACACAAGTAGTTTAGATCTTTTAGGTTTAAATCAAAGAGAGATGACAAGACCTTTCAAAGGTTCGGCAAGTGTCACTCATCCACTTCTATCAGAAGCAGTAACACAGTTTCAAGCGCAAGCTTACAAAGAATTATTACCATCATCAGGGCCTGTAAGAACTAGAGTCTTAGGTGTTGAAGATGAACAAAAAACAAATCAAGCACAGCGTGTTCAAGACTTTATGAACTACATGTTAACTGAGGAGATGGAAGAGTACACTCCTGAGTTTGATCAATTATTATTTTATTTAGCACTAGCAGGATCTGCATTTAAAAAAGTTTACTATGATGAGATTATGCAAAGAGCAGTATCTAAATTTATTCCAGCAGAAGATTTAGTAGTACCTTACTACGCAACAGATTTAATGGACTGTGAAAGAATTACCCATGTTATAAAAATGGGAGAGAATGAAATTCTTAAAAAACAAGCAGGTGGATTTTATAGAGAAGTAGATTTAAAACCAACTTCTAATGGCCCAACAGATATTGAGAAAAAGTATCAGGAACTAGAAGGAGTAACTCCATCTGGAGATAAACAATTCTCATTCCAAGTTTTAGAAATGCATGTTGATTTAAACTTAGAAGAGTTTGAAATGCACAATGCAGAAAAAGAAGTTAAACTTCCATACGTTGTAACTCTAGATGAAGGTAGCGGAGAAGTTTTATCTATCTACAGAAACTATGATATGAAAGATGAACTTAAAAAAAGAAAAGAATACTTCGTTCATTTTAAATTTTTACCAGGTTTAGGTTTCTATGGCTTTGGTTTAACTCATATGATTGGTGGATTAAGCAGAACAGCTACACAAGCTTTAAGACAATTGCTAGATGCAGGAACATTATCTAACTTACCAGCGGGATTCAAGAGCCGTGGAATTAGAATCAGGGATGACGACCAACCCTTCCAGCCAGGAGAGTTCAGAGATGTAGATGCACCAGGCGGTAATATAAAAGATCAGTTTCAAATTCTACCATTCAAAGAACCTTCAGCTACATTATACCAATTAATGGGATTTGTTGTTGATGCAGGACAAAAATTCGCAGCCATAACTAATATGGATGTAGGAGGTGATGCACAAAATAGAGCTGTTGGAACAACTGTTGCTTTACTTGAGCGTGGATCACGTGTCATGTCAGCTATTCATAAACGTTGCTATTATTCTATGAGAAGAGAATTCAGATTATTAAGTAAAGTTTTTGGAACTTATCTACCTCCAATCTACCCATATTCAGTATATGGTGCAGATCAAGCGGTTAAACAAACTGACTTTGATAATAGAGTAGATGTTATTCCAGTTGCTGATCCTAATATCATGAGTATGGCACAAAGAGTAACTCTTGCTAATGAAAATTTAAAAATTGCAATGTCTAATCCAGCAATACACAACTTAAGAGAAGCATATCGTAGAGTATATGAAGCGTTGGGGACTCAAGATATAGATCAATTACTAGTTCCACAAGAAAAACCAATACCAAAAGATCCGGCAGAAGAGAATATGGACTCTTTACAGGGAAGACCTTTAAGAGCATTCCCGGATCAAGACCATCAGTCTCATATTGTTGCACATGGTGCCTTTATGAAAACAAGAATGGTTCAGATTAATCCACAAGTCTACTCAGCTATACAAGCTCATATCTCAGAGCACGTATCTATGCAGGCTCAAGGAGAAGTAGGAGCATTTATAGCAAATGATCCTAATATGGAACAGATGTTACAACAAGATCCTGAGGGAGCTAAAATACAAATTAATGCAATGATTGCACAAAAAGTTGCTGAGATTACTATGCAGTTAGCACAACAAGAATCTGCGGGTCAACAGACAGATCCTTTAGTTGAATTAAAACAAAGAGAATTAGATTTAAAAGCTCTGGACTTACAAAGAAAGTCTGAAGAGGGTATGATGAATATAGACGTTAGAGAAAATGAAATTGATGAAAGATTAGATCTTGAAAAGATGAAGTTAGAAAATAACGAAGATCAAGCAGCTGAGAGAATTAAAGTTGCTAGAGAAAAAATAGAGATACAAAGAAAAAGAGTAAATCAACAAGGTAATAAGTAATGGCTACAAAAAAAAATAAAAAGAAAAAAGGATACACTGTCGGTTTAGGTGGAAATCTTTATGATGATGAATATGTAACCTCACCTAAAATAAAAGCAGATCTTACTAAAGAAAATAGTGATGGCTCAACATCTCAATTTTATTCATCTATTGAAAAACCTATTAGTAAATTTGATAAAGAAAATATTAATAGTGATTTAAAATTAGGCTACACTAAAGAAGGAGAGAATTCTTCTTTTAATGTAGAGGGTACTAAAAGTGGTAAAGAAAAAAATATAGGTTTTAGTTTTACTAAATCATTTTCATCAGGCGGACTACTAATACAAGGTAAGCCTAAGCTAGCTAAAAAAGGCTGGAAGTAATGCCACTTACCAATAAAGGT